TTCTCGCCGAGCTTCTTTCTCAGCAGGATGGTTTTCAGTGCCATGATTCAATCTTCTCCTTCAGTCTGGCGCGCCGGAGCTCCAGCTCGCGGCGGCGGATGGTTTCGAGGTCCTGCTGTCTCGCCGTCACGGACGTCTCCGAATAGGCCGGGAAGCAGACGACACTCACTTCGTACAACAGGACTTCGCGCAGCGTCCAACGGACGGAGCCGTCGGGAAACTCCTCAAAGTCCTCTTTGATGATATCAAAACCAAACGAACACTGAGTGACGTCACCCCGCTGGACGCGGGCGTAGAGGTTCATGGCGTCCTGGTCGCGCTCGTTGAGTCTGATCGTGCCGAAAAGGCCGTGCTCATCCTCGCGGAGGGTGAGCGTGCCGGCGGTCGTCCTGCCGAGGACGATCCGCGTGTCGTGGTCGGCGAGGGCGCGGACGTCCCCGTCGAGGCTGGAGAGAAACGCGCCGGGGGCGACCTGCTCGGTCGCGCCGGGCCAGAGTTCGTAATCGCTGCCGAAGACGGCGAAGTAGCCCTCAATCACGGGGCCTTCGGCGTCGTCGCGGGTCTGAAAGCCGCTGCCGAGCGCCGTGCGCACTGTGAAGGCCGGCATGGTGCGGCGCTTATTCGTTCTGTTTTTCGGTTCCATTGTCGGTTCCTCCTTGCAGTTTCTGCTGGTCGCCGATCTTGTCGGCGGGGATGAAGTTCTCGAGGATCACCAGCTCGTCAAGGCCGTCCATCGGGGCGAGGCCCATCCAGTTCCGGACCTCGTTGCCGGTCATCAGGCCGCGCACGAAGAGGCTCTGGCCGATGTCCGCGAGCTCTTTGAGGTCATAGGCGTAAAGGCTGCGGCTGTTAAACCGGAAGTAGCGGTTCGGCGAGAGCAGCAGCTTTTTCGTCAGCTCCTGCTTGAGGATCTCCGTCACATAGAGGAGATTGGTCCGGACGGCGGCGTTGTGCTCCTCCTTGGAGAAATTGCCGTAGCCGACCGCGTAGGCCGGGACGCCCAGCAGCGCCGCGACGCGGCGCTTGTCGAGCTCCACGCCGTCCTTAATGGCCAGATCCGTCAGGCTCAGGGGCTTGACCTGGGAGATGGTCATCAGATCGGCCGGGATCACGAGCGGCAGGCCCGGATCCTCGCGCTTGAGATAGGCCTCGGCGAACTGCTTCCGCTTTTCGTCGTCGGCGAGATCCGAGTCGGAGTTGACGGCGACGATGATGGGAGGTTTATACTCGCTGCTCATGTAGGCCTGCTTGGTGGCGTCCGTCTGGAGGATGGAGTCGACCACCGCCTGCAGCTGCACGCGCAGGCCCTGGCCGCGCCAGGGATAGCGCAGATCCGGCCGCAGTGGGAAGTGCAGCACCTCGTCCGGGGAGAAGGCCATGCCCTTCCAGACGATCTCGTAGGGCGTGCCGTCCGCCTTCAGCTGCGGATAGGCCAGCGGCATCGGGCAGAGATCCTCGAGCTCGCCGTTTTTCGTCACCGGCAGCACGAAGGCGTCGCCCTCGAGGTACATGGTCGTAACCACCCAGCTGATCAGGCTCTGGCGCGTGCCGAGCGTCCAGGGCTGGATATCGACCTTCCGCGCCAGGCGGTCCCGGATGCGGATATCGCCGCTCTGGCCGTTCTCCATGAGCTGGATCGTCATGGAGGAGACGAGGTCGGAGATCCACCAGATCCCCGCGGCCACCTCCGGAGCGTCCGCCAGGCTGTGGTAGCCGGCGGGGCAGATCACGCCCGAGGAGGTGATCTGCAGCCCGACCAGAGAGGTCACCGTCGGGCTGGTTTTGGGTCCGCTCACGGCGGTCCCTCCTTTCAAGGTATAATTTAAACTCCTAATCCCGGTCCCGGTGCTTGCGGCGCCGGCGCCGGATCTTTTCGGACTGGTAATCCTTGAGCAGTCGCTCCCGGTCCTTCTCCGCCTGCACCTGCCGGCTGATCCGGACGGCCTCGGCCCATTCCGGGCAGGACGCCTTGCAGTCGGGGGTGCGGCGCTCACAGAACCGGCAGGGGGATGAGATGTACATGGCGGCTCCTAAACGTTGATTTTTCAGGGAGTGGGATCCCGGTCGAACCAGGCGGAGGCGCTCTTGAGGCGCTGCTCGTCGGCCAGCATCCGGACGGCTGCGAAGACCGAGGCGTCAAAGAGGTCCATGCGGGCCGTGTCGCTGATCTTCTCGTAGACCACGACGTCGTCCTGCTTCTCGCGGCCCTTCACGTTTGAGACGCAATACTCGTATGGCTCGGCGTGGAAGTAGTAGAGGCAGCCGATCTTGGCCTTGTGCTCGATGTACCGCAGGCCCTCGGACTTCGAGATCGCAAGCTGGGGCTGGTCCACGATCGAGAACTTCGCCTGCTCCATCGCCTCGCAGTAGCGCTTGGCGAACTTGCGGTCGTGCCCGACCTTCCGGATCCGGAAGCCCTCGCTGCGCCACTTCCGGAACTGCTTCACCGGCTCGGTGGGATCCATCGAGCTGGTGTTCGGCATGTCGAGCCAGCCGTCCTCTTCCCAGCCGAAGAGGGGGATCTCGTCCTCCTTCGCCTTCTCGGCGGCTGCCGTGATCGGGAACCAGGCGTGCGGCAGGATCACCAGCACGTCCTCCGGAGGCGTCCAGACGTCAAACGAAGTTCGCTCCTCTCCGTCTTCCCCGGTTTCCGTAAGAGCCGGGAAAGACTCCGAATCCGCTCTCTCCGTTTTCCTCTCCCGATTCAAACCCGCTTCGCTGGGCTTTGAATCGGATAAATGTGCGGCAGCGCGAAGCCACTGCGCCGCGGCCTTCGCCGGGATCTCCCCGACGATCACCGCCGCGGTCAGGTCGTGCAGTCTACTAAGGTCCGCGCCGCCGTACCAGTTTTTGACCAGGCGCGCCGCCTCCGGCTGCGTCCAGTTGTACCGGGCGTCTGAGTTGCGGAACTCGTCCAGGTTGAACCAGGCCTTGAAGCTGCCGACGAAGACGTTCAGAGAGCGCGTCAGGAACTCCATGCGCAGCTCCGGGTTGTTCTGGGCCTGCAGCGCTGCCGCCAGCATGTCGTTCGGGCGGATCGTGATCCCGTAGGCCGGATTGGCCGCACGGTGCACGGCCGGGTTCGTATAGTCGACGCTGCCGTCCTCCTGGCGCGGGGCCTCGGCCAGGAAGGCGAAGGTCCGGTCCGCGTCCAGGCCCGTGATCGTGCCCTTGAGGATCTTCTGCAGGTACTCGTGGTGACGTGCGGCGAAGCCCACGGCGTCGTCGCCGGCCGTGAAGGTCGCGAGGATCAGCTTGTTCGTGTAGGCCTTCGTCGCGTCGCGGAGGCGGGCGTAGGGGATGGCGTTCTTGTAGAGCTCGAGCTCGTCCAGGTGGACAAACTGGGCGTTGAAGCTGTCGAATAAGTCGGGCTTGTAGGCCAGGGTTTCGAATTCGACGTAGCCGCGCCAGATCTCGCCCGAGACCGAGTGCCCGAGGGAGGAGTCCATCTTGACCAGGTACCCGGGCGGGTTGTTCTCCGCGATCAGGCCCAGCTGCTCCATGTTGTAGGTCAGGAAGTCGAAGCCCTCCATGCCCTGCTTCAGGCTGCCCGCCACGCTCTTCGCCTTCGCACCGGAGAGCCGGTGCGCCAGGGCCAGCGACCAGATCAGGGCCACGCCCCACTTCGTCTTGACCGTCTTTCGAGGGGCGAAGGTCCCCGCCTCGGTGAAGCGGCGGATCTCCGTGCCCGGCCAGTAGAAGCCGGCGATGTTGTAGGTCGAGAACAGGTGCCAGGGCTGCAGCCGGAAGGGCTTCCCGCGCATCGGGCGGCCGTCCGCGTCCTCGCCCTGGTCCAGGGTGAACAGGCCCTCGATCATCTCGATGCAGAACTCCGGCAGGGCCGGGCGGAAGTCCCAGCGGGGATCCTTCCGGTCATCCAGGTAGCGCCGGCAGGCCAGGCGCGTCCATTCGTTCACGCCTTCGTCCGTAACCATCGCATAGGCCCAGTCCAGGACCTCGGCCTCGTGCGGTGCTTTACTCATAGGCCTGCATCCTCTCCCAGATCGCGTCCAGCTTCCGGCTCATCGCCTCGCCCGCGACCCCGCCCTCGCCCTTCGGCTTCCCGCGGAGCTTCTGCAGCCCCCGCGGCGTCAGGCCCAGGGCCTCGCGCTGCGCCTGGATGTCCTTGCGCAGCTGCGCCACGGCGCCATAGAGCGCGTCC